TGGTATGGGCAAATTCTTGAGTCACTCCCATAAAATTATCTTTGACTTCTGCTGTCGCATAGGTTGATGATGGAAGAGAAGCATCACTACACATCAATCCTAAAGTAGTTCCAAAACTTTTGAAATCTACTCCTTCAGAATCTAAAAGTTTTGAGATAAAATCACCTTGCCAACCAGGTCCAATAAAAACCTGATATAGGTTAGTTGTTGCCATATCACCAAAATAGGTTTTGGCATTACGCATTCCAATATTAGTTATTGCTGGAACTGGCATCTAAATACCTTGTGCGATCCTTACATTATAGAGTATTTAGATGTCATATAAAGGAAAATACCAACCATCATTTCCACAAAAGTATAAGGGAGATCCGACAAATATCATATACAGATCTTTATGGGAAAGAAAGTTTATGGTCTATTGTGATCTCAATGAGAAAGTGTTGGAATGGGGATCGGAAGAAATGTTTGTGTGGTACAGATCACCAATAGACAGTAAACCTCATAGATATTTCCCAGATTTTTATATCAAAGTTCAAGAATCTAGTGGTCAAGTTAAAAAGTATTTGATTGAGATTAAACCAAAACGGCAAACGACTCCTCCTCCCAAACAACAGAGACAGACTAAAAAATATCTCTATGAAGCATACGAATATGCCAAAAATCAGGCAAAATGGGAAGCGGCAAAAGAATGGTGTGCTGATCGTGGATATGAATTCAAAGTTCTCACAGAAAACGAATTAGGTATTTAAGATGCCTAGAAAGACGCTCAAGCAAAGACAAGAAAGTAATCCAACCGATGATAATGACAATCGGGTTCGTTCGGTCATTGATGGTGTGATTGGTAATGAAGATCCCGATGATTTGATGCTTGAGATTTTAAATGTTTTACAAGAAAGTGGACGAGTTCCAAGAGCAGGTAAATATTATACTTTTGTCTACCGACCAAAGACACCATATATAACTTACGATCAAAATCCCCTAGTTGCGGTCACTGAAGTTTTCCGATGGGGATTTAAAGGTATCAACTTCCACTGGGGAGAATTGAGACAATATACTTATGATGAAGTTGCTGGGCAATTATATGAGGTTTATTCTGATGAACTTGCCGACTTAAGAGAGATTCCTTTTGCCAACATCCGTCTAAATAGTTAAAAAATAGCCATATGGCGACAGCAGTTCCCCCACAAGTATTGAGATATCCTTTAGAAGCAATAACAGAAGAGACGGACTATCTTCAAGTTCGTCTAATTAACAAAAGTTTTGCTGGACAGACATTGATAAGATCTAAAAGATTTGCCAATCCATACCGTTCTGACAATCCGTCAATTGATTTGTTAGTATCATCCAGACAACAATTTCCAGCAGAAACAAGATCTTTCATACAGTCAGTTCTTGGTGTCATTCTATTACCAATGCCATCAAATATAACTGATGCTAATAGTGTAAATTATTCGGAGGATACTTTAGACGCTATTACAGCAGGAGTAGGTAAAGGTGCTTTAAATATAATGAATACAGATGTTTCAAATGCTTTCAATTCTGGGGGAATAGCAGGAGCCTTAAATCAATTAACAAATACTTCTATAACAGCATTTAAAACCTATTTAAACACTCCTGGTTTAAAAGATATCTATCTAAAAAAATTAGCGGCAGAAGCATCGGGTATTGCTGGGGTTGGAAATGTAACTCTTAATCAAATTTTAGCAAGAGGTGAAGGACAAATTTTAAATCCCAATATGGAACTTTTGTTTAATGGTCCCACAATTAGGAATTTTAGATTTTCTTTTAAATTGACTCCAAGAGATGAAAAAGAAGCAAAACAAGTCAAATTAATTATTGGATCCCTTAAACGTCATATGGCACCTATAGATGCTGGTACATTTTTGGGAACACCAAACTTTTTTGAACTAAGATATAAACAGGGACGTGATAATCATAAATTTTTACACAAATTTAAACAATGTGTTCTTTCTGATATGAGTGTTAATTATACAGGAGAAAATATTTACGCAACATATTCAGATGGAACTCCCGTTTCTATGATTATGGATCTTACATTTAAAGAACTTGAACCAATTTATGCTCAAGACTACAATGAATTAACACCTGAAGATGGGGTGGGATTCTAATGGGATACTTTAGAGAATTACCAGACCTCGCATATCAGTCTTTCTTACCTGATAAAAACTCCTCACAGGATTATGTCATTGTCAAGAATCTTTTCAGAAGAGTTAAACTTCGTGATGACTTATATAATGTATTCACCATCTTTAACAAGTATCAAATCAAAGATGGTGCTCGTCCAGATACCGTTGCCGACGAGATCTATGGAAGTCCAGAACTAGATTGGGTTGTTTTGACCACTGCCAACATTATCAATGTCAGAGATCAGTGGCCTTTATCAGACTATCAAATTTATAATTATGCCGAGAACAAATATGGCAATGATCTTACGAAGATCAGATTCTATGAGACTACAGAAGTTAAAGATTCTTCCAACCGCCTGATTCTTCCTGCTGGTAAAGTTGTAACCCAAAACTTTACAATACCAGATCCAGATGATGGAACAAAAACTCTGAGTCCTGTGACTGGTATTACAAACTATGAGTATGAAACCAGAAAGAATGATGAAAAAAGGTCCATCTATCTTCTCAAACCAGCGTATCTACAACAGTTTCTGAATGATATGAGAAGAGAGATGTTATATTCAGAGTCTTCAGAATACATTACAGACACTCTGATTCAGACTCAAAATACTAACATTACACTACCACAATAACTCTAAGTTCTTATCAAAAACCATCACATATCGGTGCTTGCGGGAGCGGTCTTTCCATTCTCCTTCAGCACCTTTAATTTTGCCTCTAGAGTGTTTAGTTCCGTCTGCATAGTAGAAATCTTTCTTTGAGTCTGTGAGTCCGCAATATTTAAAGTTACAAGCCCGATAGATTGTACCACTATGGAAATCACTATCAGCGTAAGAGATGATTGCTTTAACTTCAGCATCCTTCCGTAACTGTCTAATCGCTCTTGAAACAAACCAAGAAGTGATATTATGCTCACTAGATTGGGTGTCTGGATGGATGCAGAGACGGGAAAGTTCAAATAGTCCTTGTTGATCATTTCGTTCAAGTCCAAATGCTCCTTGTGCGACTTCTGGAACAGGGAGTCCAGTAAAAACACAGACTCCCTGAATACCACCAATATTCAAAGGGCAGAAGTCATTACCCTTATACAAACCGTAGTTGTAACCACTCTTAAAAGATTTAGAAAAGTCCTTAAGATAATGAAACCGCAGAAGTAACTCTGCGGCTTCGGATTTACTTACACGGTCAATGTAGTAATCAGTCTTCACTCCTCAGCAAGACGGGCGAAGTACGACAGGGCATCATCATCCTCATCTTCTTCCACTGCGGGACGGCGAGTGGGTTTCAGAGAAGACAGTTCCTCACGGAGATCTTCGGTCAGTTCACGAGTAGAACCACGAGTGTTGTCTTCATCAAGATCTTCAGGATCTTGATAACGGGGAGTGCCTTTGGAACCCAGCACGTAGTCAAGACGCTTCTTCAGTTCATCATAAGACTTGAACTGATCGGCAGCAACGAGTTCTGCCAAAGAATACTGCTTCTTCCACACTGCTTCCATTGCGTCATCATCATCCAGCAGAGGACCAGCAGCGGCAAACTCACTGGAGTCATAGTTACGATAACCAGCAACGTTCTTTGCCTTCAGTTTGAAGTTGGCACCTTGCCAGAAGTCAAACGGATCAATCGCTTCCTCATCTTCAAACTCGGGTTGCATCGCAGCAGTCAGTTTGTCAAAGATCTTCTTACCGAACTTAAACAGGAAGACTTTACCTTCGTTGGCAGGGTTAGCAGGATCCTTCACCACATAGATGTTGGAAACATAAGTCAGTTTACGCTTCTGCTTACGTGCCAGTTCCTTACCAGCATCGGTGCCGTTATTCCACAGTTCAGAGTTCAGTTCGGACACAGGATCCTTCTGATTCAGAGTGGTAAGACTGTTCTCAATATACCAACCACCAGGACCTTGGAATGCGTGACTGTAGAGTTTCACGAACGGAAGGT